TGATTTACCTGTTCTCAGCAGCTCTTTTTGCTGCATCAATGGCGTTTACATTGTGGAATTTTGCCCGGCGTTCCTGAAGTTTCTTCTCAATTTCAGATACCTTCTTTTTGTTCAAGAAGGGCTGGGCGATCACCTTGTTATTATTAAGAAAGGTAATAGCCGCTTGCGCCCAACGCGGGTCTACAACATGTTTTATTACGTTACCTTCTTCATCGGTTACATCATACCCTTCGAGTTGTTCAAGAATTACATCGCTAAGTTTCGAATGTAAATCACCAAGTTGCTCCTCGGGCGTTGCTCTTTCACTCATGAGATCCCCCTTAAAATGGGTTTATTGACTTAGCCAGTCCAATTACCATTAGGCTGAAAACAGCCCAGGTCATCTTCTTGTACGCTGATACTGTTGTTGAAAGCTTTGTTATCTGTGTGTCTAAGACTTCGTGTTTAGCCTGTGAGGCAGACACATAGCACTCAAACGCAGCTATAATTTTGTCAAGTTGCTTGCTATGCTCTATTTGGTTTGCCTCAATAGCAGACAACTTGCTTGCAAGATCGATTAGTTCCATAGTGATAGCCTCTTGCCGGGGGAGTGGTTACCCCCGGCGTGATCAATTATTGGTTAAAGGTTGTAGGCGTTTAGAACAGCCTGTCGAGCTGCTGCCCGCTGTTGGTATAGACAGGCATAGTACGCCCCTTGCTGTGCGACAATTGTCAAGGCATCAGCCAGTGAGACGGTGTGGGTACGGTTGTGATAGTCCACCAGAGTGATAGTTTCCAGTCCCAATAGTTGGGCAAGTTCGATACCATGCTTGAATCGGGTGGCGCTATCCTCTTTGCCATCCATGGTATAAACGTCATCGCCTACATTGCAGTCCACCGATAGGATCGACTGGGCGGCAAATGCGGCATCAATCTCAGCTATTTCAGCAGCGCATGCTTGAGCGTTGGTCTGGTCTATGGTAAACTCTGGGTCTGGGGTATTTCCGGCGTTAAGCCATTCCTGTACATCCTCGAACAGCCAGTTTCCTGGACGTATTCCAGTGGCACCAGTTTCGTTATTCTTATAGGTGCCGTTGTCTAACAGTGTGTATTTTTTCATTTTAGCTCCTATAATCTCGCGTCTGCCGCCCAAGTAAATTCGAAAAATCCGCCGGGTGCGGACGTTGTACATGTTTTAACTGCTCTAAACTCTGTGGTAGAAATAGAGGACATAGCTGGACTATTAGTATCGAATCCGTAAGAATTAACAATATTACTTGTTATAGTTGGGGCAGTACGCATACCATCTCCAAGGGGTATATATAACATATACGCCGATGAGACTGTCACATCTCCCCTGTATGCGGATTTACCAGTTCTATAGTATCTACGGCATAGAAGCTCCTCTATAGCAGGTGGCCTAAACTCAAAGTTCGTAGCTACACTTCCCTCCTCAAGTTGGACCTGGGCTATATCAAACGTGCCGCTTTGTTGCCCAAGAGAATTGGTCCTGGAATTAAAACTACTGCCTGCGTCAAACCAAAGTCTTGCCTCCAAGTGATTATTAGCATCAGTACCCAGAATTTTTCCAGATACAGAGGGCAGGGTAACAGTAACAGTGAATTTTTGCCAGGCGGTTGTTAAAGCGAATGTTGTAGTTCCAATACTTTCTACTGCTGTTGAGGGAGTTCCACCAGTACCAAAATGCTGTATAAATTCGATAGCTATATTTTTGGGGCTATCTACCTTGGCATAAAATGACAGAGTAACTGTTTTACCAGATAATTTCGTAACATCTTCCACTCTCTGAAGTTTCCCACAAAAATAATACTGTCCCGCAACAGACGTTACTACCGTTCTTGAGTAATATTTCGGATTTCCCGGCACATCAGTTTGGCCTATTGTAAATGACTGTCTGGAGTGCACTTTAGGAATTCCATAATCCACATTAGCCCACATATCATCGCTACCATACCCATTGCTGGTTTGACTCAGGCCTTCCTGCCAAATATCAAAGTTACCATTGATAATGTGGTTCTTACGTACTCCAATGACACCAGACAAAGCGTCTTCAGCTGCCTGCACATAGGCGTCACATACCAGTTCACTGGAAGCCGCAGCTATTTCTGACGCAGAGGCCGCAGATGCCGAACCCGTAGCAGACAGTTCACTGGAAGCCGCAGCTATCGCGGATGCCGATGCATTACCCTCAGACACAAGGGCGGCAACTGCTGCCTCTCCGGCGTCTGTCGCGCTGACACTTGCCGCATTTTCAGAGACCAAAGCAGCAGCAGCACTCGCAGCAGCAGCAATCTTGCTGTTATCCGCAGCAGTTGCAGAACTGGACGCGGAAGTAGCCGATCCCGAGGCAGCTAAGGCAGAGGCGGCAGCAGCTACAGCTGAGTCATTTGCATCATCAGCATAACCAGTGGCAAGAACAACCTTAGCATCCATTGAACCAGAATAGTAGGCGGCCTTAGCCGCCCAATGGAGGGCGCTGTATCCTCCAGCAACTACCGGGTCATCCTCGGGATTCTCTGCCCACTGGCGAGCAAGTGTGTAATAATCATAGATTCCTGTACCAAATCCATCCATAATTTCATGGATACTGTATAGATTTGCCAGGTTAGAGCTGTCGAGTTGATACTCAGTGATGCCCGCCCGATCAACAAAGTTAATATACGGCCGATCTTTTGGCACGATCCTTCTGAACTCAACTACATCATTAAGGATAGGAGAGTACGTCTTGAGTTGTACCCTCGTGTCAGTAATGAATGTGAAGCCATCTACTCCAGTTCCACCAGCTTCGGAATCAGGTACCAAGGCACCGTTCAAATAGAGCCAGATATGTGCCTGATCCAGATACCCTGGAGGATTAGCAGTAGCTCCCTCAAAGGCCAGATCGAACGCAACCTGGCCAACCGTTGCATTTACACCAACGGTATACACCATACTTGATAATGGCATGATATTTCTCCTATTAATCGTTTAATAAAGCATTTGTAGCGTTCTTTATTCCCAGGGCGTTACCAAAAGGAATCAGACTGGGCAAGTCTTTGAATGTACGATAACTAAACTCCTCTGGTGTAAGAACTGCCCTACCAAGTCCTGTTGCCAGACTGTACGCCTTGGATATCTGGGAACCTACCGGACCTATGGCACCAAGAGTCAACCCAGACTGGCGGTAATCCTTGTATGACTGACCCTTCTGGTAAGTGTACATGAAGGGATTCACCAAACCAAAATCCCCGGCGGTCTGTAAAATCTCTGGGATAATATTAGCCTGGCCACTCCATGAGACTGCACCAGCCGCAATTTTAGCAGGATCAAGCCGGTTCTTTAGGTACTGCTTGCGCTTGTTTGCAGGTAACCCAAAGCTATTGGCGTAGGTCTTGGCTGTATACGCCAAGCTGGCAAAGGCCAAACTTCCAGTTAGAGCCGTAAAGGACTCAATATCAAGATGTTTCAGATCGTGCAATGACTGTTTCTCTATTGCAACCAGTGGGAAAGAGCGGAACTGAGTAAGCAACTTTCCGAGAGTTGTCTCAGAGTACCAGGCTTGCTCCCCAGCTATAGTACGCTGTATAACATTTGCTTGGTTCTTGTGAAGTGCAAGTCCAAGCTTCTGCCTAATTTCGGGGGCAAACTCGATAAGTCTAAAGTCCGTAGGCCGTGTCTGACCAAACCAGCCAGTACCCATTTTAGACTTAGTGGCCATTTCGCTCTTGACAACTTTCATGTCCTCTACAGATAGACCAAGGTCTGCATAGCGTCTTAATCGAGATGCCGGCACTTCTGCGCCTTGCACGTCCTTCCACATACGATAAAAGAATCCTCTCGCGTGTGCTCTGTGCTGGGCTTTCATTAGCATAGTCATGCCATTGATGTATCCCTGGACATGAAGGGCTTTGTCCATTATGGTCTCAAGTCCGGCCATAAAACGGCCACCGCCATCCTTGCTTATTTTATAACCACCTGATTCGGCTCTAAGTGATGGATGGTGTATCAGGTTCTCGTCTCCAAGGCGTATGTCAAAGGCCGCCTCAATGTCGTTTAGAACAGCATCTTTGAACTTGCCTGTTTTCATATTTCTGACCATATTACGGAACTCTGGTATCTGTTTCAACATACCACGAACTGTGATGCTGCTGGCAAGCCGCCCTGTTTCAGCCATTTGTGCAAAACCAACTTGGTTTAGGCTGGCCAGTGTGGCGCTCTTACGTAAGGCTCGAGCCCAACGAGATACCGCTGCATCTGGATCGTTTTCAAGGTTCTCCCCCAGGGCCAGTTGCCACAACTTTTGGTTGTGCTCGTTGGTCCTAATGAGTTCCTTCTCGTGCATCTTGGTATTCTTACGAGACCATTCGGCGGCCTTCTCTGTGTATTCCAAGAAGGTATCCCTATCTTTGAAACCAATATCGGCCATTGCTGCCCGGCCAGCAGATTGTCGGATCTCTGTGTCGATGGTAGAACCGAGGGAAGTGTCCATCAAGTTTCTAATGGCTACCCCATTGATTTCCATATTCACGTCCATATCGATCTGACTTAACAGCTCATTTACCTTGCGGCTATCCTTGCTGTCAATGCTGGCAAGAAGATGTTTGAGATCAGCCTCATTGTTGATCAGGTCAGCAGCCCGGCGCTCAAACTCAAGACGATCAACCTTTGACAGGAAGCCCGCCTTTGCCATATTGACCGTGTCTGGCCGTCTGGTAAATCGGCTGTAAATAGCTTTGGCCATATTACGCGCTGTTCGCTCTTTATACGCCTCGGTTAATTTATCCCCAAGGTGACCATATTTGGCGGCCTTATCAAACTCCTTGCCGTTCATTATGCCTTTCTGAATAAGGTTTACGACAAAGTTTTCGTCGAAGTCTTTCGACACCTTAGTCATCGATATGCCATCCCATTTATGTCGCAGATGCATGGCTTCTGTGTGGGCTTTCTCGTAACCAGTGGCACCGGAATCTATAAGTCTGGATATCCGCTTGTTGTCCATTCGGGTGAAGGCGTCTGCCGCTTTGGGTATGGCTTCATGTGGCTGGTAATCTGTTGGTCTGGTGTGGGGATGTTTACGATATCCCAACTCCCGGTATACCGCCTCGTCGAAATTTCCTACTCCGGTATTATCCCAGGGGGCGTATTTCTTGCCACCATTCCTGGCCTGATCCCGCAACCATTCCTTAGATAGATTGTGCCTATCGACGAACCAGTTTGATCTCCACCTAAGAGAGTCCATGTCAGCTTTCAAGGCAACTGAAGGCGCCATAACATTACGCCCGCCTGTACCGCTGGCATCTTCAGTGATGAGACTGTGCAGATACCGAGTGTAAGGATTCTCGCTACTTCGTCCTTCAAGTCCTATTGAGGATAGTTTCCCACCTTTGCGTCGAGGCACCAGTTTGTCAAGTTCAGCGGCTTCCAAGCCAAGATCAATCTCAGCACGTTTAGCCACTGCCTCTACAGTAGGTTCTATGTTCTTGTTAAGTAGTTTCTGGGCGGCTATAGCGAGTTGCTTGCTCTTGTACTCGAAAGCCTGTTCACCCTTCATAACAACGTAAGAGCCTGTTTCTGACACTGCTGCCTGTCCTGCCTCTACTGCATCGGACCAAACTTTTGCGTCTGGTGACATGGTCCTCACTGCGTTTGGCATTGGTATATCGCCGGCAGCAGCTTCCAGATCTTTCTTCCAGAAACCCGCGAGGTCTGAGCCTATGGCTTTGTCTATAGCATGGACATCCTCAAGGCCTTTCGGAGGTGTAAGGAATCCCCCAAGGGCACCAAAGCCAGCACCAAAGGCGGCAGCCGTAGCAATACCTAATTTTCCCCTGGTTTCGTCATTGGCAACAAGAATGGCTTCTTGCCCAGCATTTGATATCATGCCTATAGCAGCACCGGCAAGTATCTTTTTACCGCCAGTAAGCCCCAATTTGGTAAGGGTGGCAACTTCTCCAGCTCCCAGGAGAAAGTTTTCTGGGTTGGCTATGCCAGCAACTATATTCAAGGCTGTTCCTACACCGCCGTGGTATTGCCCCTCTATTCTGTACAGGTCTTCCCATTTGGTTCGATCGACAAGTTCGGCGGCGTGGCGCTTATTTACCGCACCCATTACCTTGTCTTTACGCCATTGTGGCCAGGTTTCATCCACGAATGGTTTTGGATCAAAAGTTGGGTCGGCTATTTGTGTGAAGTCTGCCATCATCTCAAGTCCGGCTATCATGCCGCTTTCTTTAACGATAGACTTTGCGAAATACAGTCCTGCCCCAAAGTTGTTCTCTTGCGCGAAAGCATCCCAATTGGCCTTGTCGGCCTCTTTACGGGCGGCTTCCTCATTAACTATCTGATACATTTCGAGGTTTGACTTACCCCTTGGGTCAGTATCGACCACAAGGGGTTCATCGTTATTTTTCCCCGGTATCAATTCTTTATCAAAGAATCCCGGCATGTTGTTACTTTCCTTTTCGCATTTGGTTAACTAAGGTTTTCCCTCGGGTACCTACCTGTTTATACCATTTGTAGCCTTCCATCTTATCTGCAGCTAATGACCAGTCTTCCTTATCGATAGCCTCTTTTAGAGACGTGAGACTTTTCAGGCCATTTTCTCCAAGATTGAATGCCATATCGATGAGCACATTTTTGCGAACGTCATTGAGTTTGGCGTCTGCATACAATGTGGCTACTGCTGTTTCAGCCCTTGCAACGTCGTTCTTATAAAGAACCAGGGCTTCCTTCTTTGTAAGCGGCTTCTCGGTTAAATCTCGTTCACCGCCTATAGCTTTCCATTCTTCTGGAGTTATCGGATTGGCCTTTAAATTTCTGCCGTACCCTACGGTGCTTACTCCTACAGTATCATCGTAAGGTTTTCCCCGGAATCCCTCGTGCTTTTGTATCTGTTTGTCTACAGTTCTGCTCCCTACTTCTGTAGGTGTAGCGGCTGGTGTACCTTGAGCATGTGCCGACGCCAGCCCACCGTAGGGTTGATTTCTACCATGAGCAGACTTAAGAGCAGGAGCACCTTTAGGATCAAACTTGTTGATCGCGTCCCGAAGGCCAATAGTTGACATACTTTTCCCATAGACTTGTCCTTTCAATGAACTTTGGTCGAAGGTTCTTACATTGTCATATGCGTTGGCCTGCTCATCTGAGAGAGAGCGCAACCAATTGAACGCTGGTGCAAGTACCTGCCTAAGCCAGTCGTGCTTTTCGTAATCGAAGCGCTCACGGAGCTTTGCCTTTTCCTCATCGGAAGCGGCCAGGTATGCAGACACCGGGGTGCCATCTCTGAGCATACTTTTTCTGGTATCCCCGCCAGACATCGTTTCGAGCTGATTTCCGAAACGCCGATTACGGTCAATGATGTCCCGCTCGGCGGCTTCTTTCGAGGTAGTGGCGGCCAGTTGGGCGGCCTTTTCCGCATCTGCCTTGGCAGTTTCGTATAAAGCGCCAACAGCTACTAACGGCATAACTGGCTGACCCTCGAAGGCGTTGCCGTCTTTGTCTGTGATTTCGAAATAGCTCCCGACAACTCTCGCTTGGGCCTTTTCAGGGTCAATTCCAATTGTCTCGCACCATTTGTGCCATGCTTGATCTGACGCTTCTTCTGGTGCTCCCTGCTTGATACCAAGCATGGTATTCACTGAGGATATTTCCCCGTTATCAGATACCGGCAAGAATAGCATTGAGTTTCCCCACGGGCGTGACCTGGCGGCCATGTACTTGGTTGCTTGAGCCAGGGCCACATCTTGTGGCATACCCTTGTCGACGCCTTCTTGAGTTGCTCTTGATAGTTCAGCACGAATCTGCCCTTGATAGATAGACTCTCCTGTTGTTGAGGTAAGTCCGAACCACCCTTTGCGGGCACCGGCAACATCTGAACTTAAGTGGTCGCCATTAACAATGCTCTTGGCGGCATCGTCGAACGCCTTTTTATCGACACCCACAGGGGCGGTCATTTTTCCACCTGCCTTGCCTATGTCTTTGGCAAAGTTGTTGGCAGCTACCATGAGATCGGCGGCTTTTTGTGGATCTCCACCAGTGCGATTCATGGCATTAGCCCACATGGCATAGTTGTCCCAGGCCGGTTTGCCCATCTGGGCTATCATCTGCTGGTCCGACAATTGGCCGTCCATAGCAGCAGCAATGGTAAGACCATGCTGAAACACTGGGTCCATCACTGATTCAACAGTAAAGTTAGAGTTCCCGAGGCTACTGGCCAATTCAGTCTTGAGTTTGTTTGACACAATATTCTGGTGCTTAAGTAGCCCCACAAACTGTTTCATGCCTTCTACTGGATTGTCCTTGTATTGTTCTGATAGATTTATCATAGCATCGTCGTAAACTTGCTGTACAACTTTCATTGGCGCATCTGCCATTGGCAAACCTGTGTTGAATTGCCTGGTGGCTTCCGCCGATGTCTGGGCCACAGCCAAGTTTCTGTTGCTATCGCTTAACCAGCGCTCTATGGTGCCGTAGGAATACCTACGAACAGCCTCTTTGTCATTGTATAGCTTATCACGCATACTTTCTGTGAAAGTTCCGGACTCCGAAAGTTTCTCATAGGTAAGCCGCTCGGTCATCCATTTTTTATCCTCAGCAAGTCTGGTAGCCTTGGTATAGGCGGCCTCTGCCTGCTGGACACGAACTGGGTTGAGTTCATTGGTTCCATAGAAGGCGATTGAATAGTCAAGTAGGCGCCTATCTCCGGTACCAGCAGCACCAAGGGCGGCACTTGTTATAATGTTCCTGCGTTCCTCGGTTGTGTAAATATCATCTGGTAATGCATCGCCGAGAAGTTTAGACGTATTTAGGTTGAAGTCGTTGCCTTCCCCAGCAGGGAGGTGAGTAAGAGTCTTGATAGCGGCCTCTGCTCTCCGTGACTTCATGTTGTCTTTGTATATTTTGGCTTGTTTTGCAACCAATACATCCTGGTTCTTATACGTGTAGTTGGCAAACAGAGCAGACTGAGAACTGGCGAAAGAATTGTCTTTTCCGTTAGCCTTGTAAAATTCCTGCGCCTGTGCCTGTAGCATAGCAAGGTATGCCTTGGGGTCCATGTTACTATGCTGGCTTGCAGGATTATCCAACTCGGCGTGTAGTTTTTCAGACTCGGTCTGCATTGTATTTCGTAGGACTGTATTAGCGTACGCCTCGTCGTTCTTTTTACGATTAGGGTCAATCGTGTTTTGGATTATATCGGCATGTGCGGCCTTCGCTGATTCAGCCATAGATATCAGGTCACTTTGGTAGCTGTACCGCTCCACGCTTTTGGCCAGATTGTCGAATGCCTGGGCAGTTACCGCCGCTTTCTGCTGGGCAGAGTTCCCAAAGGATTGCCGTGCTGATTCGTATTGCAGTATATTTACAGCCATTTGTGTCTCCTATTTATAGTAATCATTGAGCAAAGAATCGACATGCTCAAGTTTCGCCTGCTTTGTCTGAACTCGGTCTTTGTACGCAGAGAAACTATTTACGGTGCTCGCAATACCGTTTATCAATGTGGCGTCGGTCATATCGGCCGGTATATCAGGGGTTCCCGTGACCAGACGATTGATCATAGAGCGTTCTTCCATATCAGCTCTCTCTATCAAAGCGTCCTGCTCTCGTCTCAAGTCCAGTTCGAGGTTTGTCATCATGCGCTCAGAGCCCCCACGGATGGCCATATCACGAGATAATTGAACTCGCCTACCATAGGCCCCAGTAGAGGCCGCTTTCTGTACAGCGTCTCCCTCAGCCTGTCTGGTCTGCACGTTTAATTCAAATACCTTCCGGTTGAACTGAGCAGATGTCTCCAAGGATTTGGCCAAGATGCTGTTATATGTTACAGCTAAACTCTCGGCTGCGGCTGCCTTTTGAACTCTCATCTTGGCTTCCATAGCGCCAAGATTTGCCTGCTGGGCCTTTAACTGGGTATACATTCCATATCCAGTAGAGGCCAAACTTGCCAATAGTCCTATCATTATTGTGATCTCCTACCTCTCGACTCCATACGTGCAAGCCAGTCGAATGACATTACAGAAAAGCCGAGATGATGATTAGATGTGAAATTTATATCCACAAGTTGGCGGTAGTCTCTTATCGGCAGGTAGATATCTGCGTCAAGTTCAGATGCTTCACCAATTACATATTGCCAGTTATTCAATATCCTGGCGTTAAAGGTTTCGGTATAATTAGTGCCAGCCTTATGCACTACCTCAAACTGAATCCAGCCGGTATCCTGTACGTTGAAGGTTACTTCATCTACTATTGTACGTTTGGTGTAGGGTCTACCCTGCGCGTCTTTAACGTATGGGTTTGTTACAGTTCCGGAAGAGGTGAACGAGTATCCCTGGATAACATAGGCATCTTCAGGTTGTTGACAATACAGGTAGTCCCCATCTACAACGGTTCCGGTAAGAATGAACCCCTCATTTGTACACCCAATTCCTTGCACGAAGGTTGTGATATCCGGTTCTTTGGTAAGAACACGAGAGGCGTAGGATTTGTTATTGATTATCCATGGGCCGCCAGTTTGTATGACTTTGGTGGAATAGTAGTGGTCAAGGTAAAGTTCAAAGTTGCTGTTAGCAGTAAGTGGAAGAGCCAAATCAGAGAACTCAAGGTACACCTTGGAGGAGCGCTCGACAACTGCAAATAGCCTTTGGTTAAGCAAGGTTATCGATATAATTTTGTCGACGTTATCCAGGGTCCACTTGTGCCAAGATAGTTGGGCACGTTTCTGATCTTTAACGTAGAACTGCAATACGTATATATCCTTTGAATCGGAATCAGTTGTGACAAACACATAGTCGGTTGTTGTGTTCGCTACTACCTGCTTTGGATTCCCTACGATATACCTGGGCACATGCTTGGTTACAGCTTCGCATTCCGGTTTACCGGATAGGGTATTTATATTGTATTCCCAGATGTTTGTGTATTCCCCGAAGTCTGTTGGGAACATGATACTCACACCAGTGGTTACAGGCTTAACTCTGGGGGACACGTTGAAGGCAGTGTCGCTTGCTACCGCAAAGGTTGCCGGATCAATAGGCGTGTCCTTTGTGTTTATGAACTGGGCGTTGTTGCTGAATAGTACCAAACTTCCATTGAATATAGCGGAATGAAGCAGATCGGTTATCTGGTTATCAGAAGATGCAGAGTCTACCGGATCATCCGGGGCGGTTGCTGCCACAGACTCAGAGAAGAACGCCAGGTGATCGAACGCCCTTGACATGCAGATATTCTCACCAGTCAGCATATAAAGCCTGTTCTGGTAACTTCCTATGTCGTTCATGGTTGTACCAACAAATGATGGCTCTGGATTAGTATCATCATCCCCAACAGAGCGCGGAACCCACGCCACAACTGCGCGTGTAAATGCATTGACACCAGTGCGCTTAATAGTGATTGGCATGGTGGTGGCATCTAACGCAGTAAGGGTGCTTGGGGCGATGCATTCTTGCCACACACCTGAACTGGCTACGAACCCTGTTGTAGACTCATCATCTGGTTCCCATTTTACCCAGTAGTCGTCGAATTTTGAGTCCCCTGAACCCTTTACCTGCATTTTGTATCCGGCCGGCGCGTACTTTGGTAGGTTCTCAAAAGCTGTGACTGAGTTACGAACTGCATGTAGGTCTACCCCATGGTTGCCATCTGAAGTGGATATAGCGAATGTGGTACCAGCGGTACATGTTATGCGCATAACATCGCCCTGTATTGCTCCTGTGTACGTTCCCGTTAATGTACCACCAGTACCAAATAGGCACGTTACTGGTGTAATCAGCGGATTAGCAGTAGAACCATTCCATAAAGCGTACAGTACGTCGTCTGAACTAAGCGTGATACTTTTGTCCTGTGTGCCGGCGGTAATGGTTACCTGTGACACTGTTGTACAAGATGCTTTGACAGCGCCATCTATAAGAATCTGGTATGTATGGCCATAGCTTGCTTTTACACAATAAATTATTGCCGTGGCCCCAAGTGCAGGAGAACTCGAACCGGCAGACATAGCGACAACCTTTTTAGTATTCAGGGCAAAGGTTGTATCGCCAATTGTGTGAAATCTTAAGGAACTTGCCGGGGAAGTATCGGTAAGATACGTTACACCAGCCGTTCCAGATACTGTACATTCGGCACCTGTGATCGCGTTGTATATTTTTATCCTGCCGGCTGTATCAAACATCATGATGTATTCTTCCGAACCATCTCCCCGGCTGTAGGAATAGACTGCTGTGTTGTCGTCAAGCGTAAAATTTGTTGTTATACCAGTTAGTTCAGACAGCACTTTAAAGGCTGGCCTCCTACGAAGACCGGAAACCACATCACTGATACAGTTTACCTGGGCACCAACTTGCCCCTCTGCCCGGTCCTTTGGGTGCTGCTGTGAAACACCCTGTAAAAGCTGGGTGGTTTGACCAGAATAGATTGTCATTTTTCTACCTCGTGAGCATTTTACTTCGCCATTTAGTCATTAGAGGATTGCCGGTCTCTTTGGATACGTCCTGGGCGCGATAGTTGGCTATGTCAAGTCCAGATTTAGATGTTTGCACATCAGCCCTTGCCTGCTGACTCCTTGGCTGTGATTCGAGAATACGGACGAACTCCTCTTTTGCCAGACAGACTATGTATTCAAAGGCTACTCTCGGGATGTATTCCCATGATCGGTTGTAAATTAGGGTCAGACCTATTACAGGTTCAGAATAGACATTCGTTCTACTCGCTGTATTATAGAGTTTCCCGTTCATGATAATGTTACTCCCGGCATTGTCGAGAGCCGTTATATCTGGGGTTACCATAATGTTCCCATACTCATTTGGGTACAGTGTTGCGGTCTCAGTATTGTACCACCACTTTAGTGACTGAACATTCGCCCTATGGGTAGCGAGCAACAGCCGGGCTTCCATTACGTCTGGGTGCCCACTGTTAAGATCGATGATTGGTGTGACCCCTCGGGCCACAAGCAAGCGGTTTATCGCTTCAAGTTCGTTCGCCATGGTTATCTCCTTGGGCTAAAAAAGGCCCTTAGCAGCATTTGCTAAGGGCCTGGGTGTTAATTACTGCCTACTGATTACGCGCGGTATTTGCGCAGTACAGCGGTCTTGTCAGATCGGTCGGGACCTGCACCGAAGGCCAAGTAGGAATCAATGAACCAAACTTTCAGGCGCTGATCCCACCACACATCAGAGGTCAGAGGAATAGATACAGCCACCATGATGCTTTCGCCCATAGCGAACAGACCTACCACATCGGACTCTTCGAGAGACACAATGTAGTTTGCGCCCATCATTTGGGCGTTGCTGCCTTCTACGGAACCATCATCGGCCGCCTGGCTGAGGCGATTGGTCATGACAATGGGCATACCAGAGGTAACAGACACGGCGGCCTGGGAATAGTTGCCGTTCTCTTTGGAGAAGTTTGCATCGGTCAGTTTGTCGTTCTTCAGCAAGGTGAAATACTGGGCAGGGGCAACATACAGCTTGCCATCGACAAGATCAATTTCTTGCTCAGCCAATCCCTGCGCCAACAGCATGATACCGGCTTCAAACTTCGTGGCGTCCAGTTCGTCAGTAGCCGCAGCTAATTCTTTATTGATCCCACCGGGAAAACCAGTGATCCCACCAGGACCAGTAGCCTTCATGCCAGATTTCACACACTGGTGCAGAAGGATTTCGTCTTTAGTTTTGGCAATTTTACGGGCGAACTGGCCAGGTGTCCGGCCTTTGATGTCCAGACGGTCTTGTACCTGGGCCAACATGCCAACGGTGACGCGGGCCAGAATAGGATTTTTGACTTGTACGATTGCACTACCTACTTCAATGCTTTTGCCCTCAGGCTCAACACCAGGAATAAGCGCTTGCATCGTAGGTTCACCCATCGCTGCATTGCTCATGGTGTCGGTGCCGATCATAGGTTTCATCTCGAAAACCCCATCGGTGATCGACGCTTTTTGTTCTTCAATACTAACTGTGCCTGAAAATTTCTCAATCATCAGAGCGTCAACGGGGCCAGCGCCATTGGCTTGGGCCGGATTAGTCAAATACGCGGAAATGTCTTGCAGAGCCATTTGTTTAGCCTTTCATGTGGTCGTATAACCGACCGTTACTATGTATAGTTCCTCCCCAGGAACACACAACCTTATCTTAGGGGCCGCCGGTAAGCGGAATATTCTGGTGTAAAGTACGCACCTTGCGCGATTGTTTTGTTGCGCCGGTCATCCACTGTCCGGGCGTATTCAGGGTCTTTCTGGTATTTTTCGGTTTTCATAAGTTCGGTGAACTCATCTCGGCTCATCGGCTGGAAGGCCGGTTTTGGCACCAGATTCACGTTAGAATCACCTGTCATCATTTTATTTTCCGTACCTTTCTTCCACTTGTTGACGGCCATTTCAAGGCCATGTTTTACTACAGACTTTTTACCAGATGCCAGTAAGGTATTGATAGCGTCGAGTTCATCGGCAGGTATATTTTCCTTAGCCCATTCACTCAGAGTGGCCAGGTTCTCTTTGCCTTTGACCACATCACCACCAGCAAGAGACCCGTAGATGTAGTCGTTCATCTCAAGAATTGACTTGTTAATTGTCTCATTCTTAGTATCTACATCTGCCCGCTTCTCCGCAGCTTTGCCCTCGAAGGCCTTCTCAAGGTCTGCAACTGCCTTGTCTACGCCCTCAGGATTAAACTTTTCCTTTAAGGCGGCTATAGTTTCTGCGGTGAGTTTCCCCTCGTTATTGGCCAGCTCTTTCCCCAGGTCTTCTGGATTGAAGCCGTTGTCTGCCAGTAGTTTGTCGAGTTCATCTGGGGTCTGCTGTTTAGCAGGTTCAGTGGTAGTGGACTGGTCTTCGGTTTTAGAAGGTACTTCCGGTTCCTCAACGACTTCTTCGACTACTGGTTCGTTGACGGAATCTACATTAGGCATGGTGTCATCTTGGCCGCCAGTAGCGGCCGCCTGTGCAGCGATGGCTGCTTGTGTTTCTGGGCTATTAAACCCTGTTCCTACTGCCATATTCACCCCCGTGCTTTGGCTTTAAAGTTTGATTATTGCTGGCCACCTTGCTGAATTGCTGCGGCAAGTTGGTCCGGCTGGGCTTTCTTGATTAGCTGTTCCCCCATAGCACCTTGTTGGGCACCCTGTGCCTGGGCCTGCTGGTTCTGAGCCATCTCCTGTTCAGTAAACAGAATCTTTGTGAAATCCACGTCTCTGCCACTGGCAGTTGTCTTCATGAAGTTCTGGGTATTGAATCCCTGAAGCAGGTTTGGCGGTACCTGATTTAACGCAGAAAGATCTGCTAACCAGTGGTTTATCTTGTCATTCTCAAATCCCCTGCTGAGGGCGGCCAGGCCAGTAGTAATAGCGAGTTTAACCTTGGCGGCATCTAAGCCCTTGACACCCATTTCACTAAGCAACAGCTCGGCGTATGGTCGCTGTAGAGTCTCAGATAATGTTGAGTATACGCCACCATGGGCTTTCTCAAGAGAGGCTGCCCTAAGGCGCGTCTCCTCAGCCGTTACACGTTCCCCATCGCGCATTGCACTCGGAAGATACATGAACACCTCGGCCAGATGGCGCTTATAGCTATCGATTACCTGGCTGATCATGGTTAGGTCGCGGGCCTTGTTGCTCGTGACTTCGTTTATATCATCGGCCTCTCCATAGTGGTAGCTGCCGGAAGCGGAACTGTTCAACTCTTGGATGTTTACCAGCGAGCCTGGTCGTACCAGATACTTGATGTCAGCCATTGTTACACAACCGGCTGCCAGGGCCTCGCTGAGGATGCTGAGAGTCCAGAATGACCCGTAATGTTCCTCAACAAGCCCACGCCCGTACATTTCGCGCCGTGTTCTGTTCCACATAGCGGGAATCCAGCGCAAGTTTTTGGTAGTGTACTTGTTTTGCTCTCCTACCGGAGACGATTCAACGGCCTGGTCGGCGTACCAAGAGTCCGGCTTTTGAGGGTCTCTCCGAATCCAGGTGTACAGCTTTACGACTGTGTTGAGGTTCTCCTCGGTAAGGTTCATCTCAGTCATTACCTCCGACTGGATATCAACCGGAAGGGCAGACACAAGTTTTTGGTCAACTGTAACGATTTCCATTAGCGTTCCGTCAAGTGACCGCATAACGACGAACTCATCAATAGCGTACGATGATAGGCGCCCATCCTTGGGCAGGTAAAAACACACATTGCCGGTGACTATGAGGTGCTTTAGTGAATCTACAAAGGTCATCCGGCTGCCGTTCGTTTCGAATATATGTCTGAAATCTCTCTCAATCATTGCGAAGGTTGCTTCGACATCTGTTTGGCTTTTGCCCTGGGATGTCAAAGCGGTCATATCCTCAGTTTCCATGATCAACTTTACGAATGACCTTCCAGCAGGAAACAAAGAATCGGTATAGGCATTCGCGAGAGCATTAACCAACTTCGCCCCCTCTGTGTTGTAATCGTTTTGAAACTCCGAGGAGTCAGTCTGCTCATTCTCTGGCAGAAGGTACGGGAGGGTCAGTTTGGCGTAATCTCTGGCACGGTCCCGGTAT